AACGCCTCCGATTCAAATGTTGCTGTAACGGCTGCGCCGTAAAATGGGTGGTCTTGCAGGCCTGCCTCATAAACTCCTTGCTCTTTGGTTAGTCCTACCTTCCATTCAATTTCTTTATGTATCGTGAAAAAATTATTATTCCAGAAACGTTTTGAAACGAGAACCTGCAAAATGCTATCTATCATATTTGATAGATAATTGTGTCCTGCTTCCGTTTCGCTTGATTCTTCATCGCTATAAACACAACATAGAATCCCGACTTTCACCTCGTGTACATCTGCATTTGTTGCGTTTTTCTTTCCCTGCGTACCTTCCCAAGGGCGCACTATGATAAATGGCGGTTTGTCGCTCTTTGTGGATTTTTTGGGTGGCAAATGTCCTATTACTATATTGGGCGTTGTAAATGCCTTAGACTTATCTTCCGTTTGTATTGGAAATGATTTATTTGCAAAAAAAGATTCTAGCTCTTTTTGTATGTCCTTAAATAATAAAAATGTCGCCTCGCTCATTTTGCCCCCATAGCCGAGAGTTCAAATTCGCATCGTTCTATGAAATTTTTTTCAAATACTTCTTGTGCATAAGTTTGTAATTCTTCGGGGATTTGGGTTTTTTCGGACTTTGCCATTCCTGCGATATGCGATGTGTATAGTTTTTTTATGGACTTGCCACCGCTTTTATTTTCCATTCTTTCAAAAATACCTTTTACTTTTGCCTTGCCACCCATATCAGAAATAAAAGCGTGCGGGCGATTATGAGCGTTTCCCATTATTTTTATCGTAACTCCACCAGAAGTTTTACCACTCATTATACCTCTAGGGCTTACCGACTCTAAATTAAATAAAGATATTGATTTTCCGCCTAATAAAACCTCTGCCACTGCCGCACCCGCTTGTGCCGATGATGCTTTTACTTTAGAAGGTTTTATTTCCACTGCATCTTTTTGAACTCCCCAAGTTTTAGGGGTCTGTTTTTTTGCCTCTTTACGTAACGCCTCAGCCGTTGTATTTAGCGAAAGTTCCAAAACTTCTTGAAACATTTTTGGTGCTTGCTGTAAAAATAATTTAACAGAATTATTCTCTGCGAGCTTTGAGGTTATTTGTATCACGCCACCCTCCGTTCTAGAAAAATAATTAAATGCTCTGGAGGTTTTTTCACATCGGAAACAATCCATTCTTTGCTGTCAAGTATGATTTCCTCGGTTATTTCGGGGACTTCTATGTCCTTTGCATTGCATATAATTTGAGTTTTCTGTAGTGTAACTCCCTCTGCTGCGCTTTTATCGTTGTTTGAAACGGCTTCAACTATTTTTATCTTCTTTCCGTTCCAATCGCAAATACGAGCAAATTCACCAGCGTTTAGAAACGTGGTTTCAAAATCCGTGGCAACTTGCTCTTTGAAACTCATTCATCGCCTTCTTTGGGTTTATTTTCTATGTACAAATTAAGCAAATCTTGCTTTGACATATTGCTCTTATGAGGCACTCCCAATAAGTCCAATTCTGCCCGCAGTTCGTCCATAGTCATTCGCTCTATGTTGCGAGGGTCTTTTAATCCTGTGCTACCGCTAGGGGGAGGATTTTGGCCCGGAGGTGGGTTTGTGGAAGGGGGAGGATTTTTTGGGGGTTCTGCATCGCCTACAATTTCCGCAACTTTCAAGGAAACCAAACGTGCTGCATTAGATTCCGAAACTTCTAGCGATTCGCCCGCCTTGCAATTTTTGCCATTATGTTTAATGACTTCTGTTAATTTTACAATTTTCACGCCGCCCCCATAACGTCCGCGACTAGGAACGCATCTACTTGGTATATGTTTGGCATAGGCGCGGATTCAAGTTGAATAAAACGCGCGGAGCCATTGTCTTTTAACCACGAGGAAGGGAATCTGTTTGTTGCGTTCAGTGAGTTTAAATTTTGTATCATACCATAATGATACTCGCAACGTGCCTGTGTAGAGCCTAACAAAACTTTTCCATTTGGCATAAGGGGAATTTCTAAACCCGTCTCTTCATCTTCGTACCATTCTTCATAAATGTAAAGTGATACTACTCCAGAAGGCAGCATTAACTCTCCAATGTAACTAACTCCCTCTGGTAAATTTTTCGGGTCAATCATTCCCATCTCGTATCGTCTTATATCCAGACGTTTTTGGGCTTTTGCATTATCAATAATAGCCCAAGCAACATCGCTGCTCACAATGCAATGCGTGGGTTGTATTCCGCAACGCTGAACTATCATTCTGCGCCAGTCGTCTATATCTTTCATTGGGTCGGAGGTGCTTGTATTATTCCACGCGCTAGAGCCGGATAGAACAATTTTATTTTCACCCACTTTATATCCGAAATCTACTTGTGCGTTCCAGCCTTTACCTTTTACGGTAACCTTTCCTGTCAAAAGAGCCTCTGCACACATCTTTTCTTCAAGTCTTACAATGCGGTCGTCAAGTTCCGCTAAATCCTCGCCAGCTATTATACCTGCCCGCTCGCGTGGTTCCATTGGTTGAAATGGAACTTCTCCCGGTAAGCGAATTTGTGTGTCCTGTGGGCGTAAAATTCGCATTTCTTTTGTGTAAGCTGGCTTTGTATTTTTTGTATCGTAACCAGAACGCTCTACAACAACGCCATCGTGAATCGGATTAACGACTGCCGCGATTTTTCTTTTTCCTTTTACTATATCAAAAGAAACGCTTTCCGTTGTGTGGAAAGTATTATGCCTAAAAAACGTTTTGTGGAAAAACTGCTTTGGCGTGGGTTTCTGTTTGAGTGCTGCTGCCAATTTTTGCGGCGTGTATAAATCTGGAAAATCCATAGTCCCTCCTACGTAAATGATTCCTTAAAGAAAATTGAGTTTTTGCGGGCTGCCACCAAATGAGTTTCCCAAGTATCTGTGCCACCGAAAATTAGTTTGTCTCGGATAAATTCACCGGACAGGTAGGCAATGCCTACCGCCGCTGAATCTGTGGCATTCACATCTTCCATTAGCACACAATAGGGTTCCTGCGAGCCGTCATTAGCCGCGCTATTAACTAACTTGTATTCGCCTGTGGTTCCTACTCGCCCAAGAACGCTGCCTTGTTTCAAGTTTTGCCCTGTCGCGAGCGTTACTGCTTCCGTTGATGTTGGAAAATCTCCGGCGAGAATTTCCCGCCATTCCATACTTCCAACTGAATTTACGCCTAATCTTTCCATTGTTCTAACCCCTTTGCAAGTGCATTTACATCTGAATTGAAATTATCAGTATCGGTATTGACTGAACTTGTTATATTCTCAATTTCCTTTTTATCGGCAACATAGCCCGCCGCAAATGTTTTTCCTGCCTCTGTGTCCGCTTGAATAATTTTGTATGCTAATTGCTCGGCGGTGCAGGGATTTGTGAATTTTGCATCTTTAATCAAATCATCGTGACCGTTTATCTTCATTGCCTCAATAGCCCTTATTCGCTCACGTTCTTGGTTAGTTCCTTTCAAAACTAATGCGTTGTATAGTTCGGGATTTGAGGCTAGTAATTTAGCTTCATCTGAAATATTAACGCTGGGGGCAGATTTTACCCCGCCCCCAGCTTCTCCGTCTTTTAAGGAGGTTTCAATATTATTATTTTCTAGTTTTTTACTAGAAATTTTATTATCCTCTGTTTGAGGGTTTGGGGTTTCTTTTTTTTCGCCACTCATTATACTCTCTCCACTTTTGGATAAAGATATAAATTTTAAATCTGCTATTGTACTCTCAAGACTGCCTATACTATCACAAGCCCGATAATTCTCGGCTTCTTTGGCGATTAGCAAACCGCCCTTTCCAAATTTTTCTATAACAGTTTCTTCTCTAACGTCTCTATTTCTTGCAACCGCTGAAATAAAAATTGCCGCAAGCGCGTCTAATTCTTTTTGCAAAACGGCTCTGCCTTTTTCTTCGGTATAGTCTAAACGTTTGTTTGGGCTTTGGCTTGAAACAAATTCATATTCTTTTATTCCCGCCTTTTTATCCGCTTCGCTATAATCCCTCCAAGCCGCAACAACTCCGATGCTTCCAACCCTTGCTGTTGCATCGCAAATTATTTTATCTGCCGCGCTTGCTATCCAATAAGCCGCACTCGCTCCTATTCCCGATATATAGGCGTATATTGGTTTTGTTCCGCGAGCGTTGTAAATTGTATTTGCAAACTCATTTATTCCTGTTATTTGTCCGCCCGGCGAATCTATATTAAATAAAATCGCATTTACTGAATCGTCTTTCAATGCTGTGGAAAATTTCTTAGATAGGCTTTCAACGCTTCCTGCTCCCGAAATTTCCGAAAATAAACCAGCGCGCGGAAATAAACTGCCAAAAATATTTATTATGCAAATGCCGTCAATGGCGTCTGGCGATTTGCTTTCATAATTCTTTTGTTTTTCTAAAGCGGTTTCTGGGTCGCTTATTTTTCTTTGTGCCACTCCCAAAATGAACTCCAATTCATCGGGCATAATCGCCCAAGGAGTTTTTTCTATCGCTGAAATAATGCCACTAGCTTCCTTCTTTTGCATTGCTGTCCTCGCTTGGTTTATTTTCTGAATTTCCCGCACCGGGTAAATTAGGCTCGTATTTCAAACCTAAATTTTCTGCAAACGCCTTTTCCTCTGCCTGTGCTTTCATAATATCTTTGTAATCAAGTCCAGTTAGCTTCATAGCTTCTTCGCTTCTTGTGCTGAATCCACACAAAACGCGCTGATTTGCAGCATTAACTTCTTTTACTTCATCTATTTGTCCTTGTGCCGGGCCGCGCCAGTACGCCCCGCTATATGCTAAACGCATATAAGGGTCGTTTAAATACCCCGGTGCAATTATGCGCCCTTTCAAAACCGCTTCCTCTAAAAATGCTTCGTAAAATGGCTGACAAAATGCCCCTGCGAATTTTTCTCGCAATGGTAAAATATTTTTAAAAAAAGTAAGTTGGGCTGCGCGGCTCGCGCTATAACTGCTGCTAAAATGATTTATTAAAACCTCATAGGGAATTGCCAACGCCATTCCTATTTGTTTCATACAGGCTAGAAAAAATGGGTCAAACTGAGAGCTTGGCCGCGCTGCATTTATTACATTCATTTTTTCGCCGGGAGCACCATCAACCCACGTACCTGTGCCAAGCACATAATTATTTGCTTCTTCCCAAGGCATTTTCTTTTCGTTGCCGTCTTTATCCAATCCGGTATTAACCGTTGTGTCTATTTCGGTTCTTTCAATAAAAACTGTTAGAAGTGCATTTACAACCGCAGCGGATAATTCCGCTGCCGAAAAATCGCTTATTTGCTTTAATGTTTCTAAAACCGGAGCGAGAATAGGCTCGCCGCGCGTTTGCCCGATTCTATCTACTTCCATTAGTTGCAAAACGTTTCTAATTCCCGTTTTTCTGCCATAAAAGGGGATTCGTTGCCACGTTGCTTTTAAATTATTTACCCCTATTATAGTCGCGTTGGGGTGGGGGGTTCTTATATGAATCGCAATAGGAACGCCGTCCTCATTTCTTTCTATTCCCCCTGCTATTTGAGCGGTATCGTTTAAATCATTTGGATTACATACCCGCTCGGCTTCAATTAGCTGTACGCGCAAATCATAGGGCATATTCGGGTATGGCTTCCAAGGCAAAAGAACAAAGCAATCGCCAGCGGCTAATTGGGATTTAAATGCCAATTCCTGCAATCCTAGAAAATTCTGCTGCCTTAAAAAATCGCAGCTTTGGTTTTCTGACCATAGCCTAAATTCTTGCTTGGTTTTCTTTTGCCACATCTCCGCTTGCTCGCGTGTCAATTTTAAAAATTCATAATCTATGCTCGGTTGTAATTGCAATCCCGAACCCAAAACTCCCGTACGCATTGTATTTACCGCGCCACGTGCGGCGGGCTGGTTTCGGATAGCATCGTAAGAACGCGCTCTTAATGTATTTAGCGAGGGTAATAATGTTTCGTCTGCCGTTGAGGAACTTGGCTGCCAAGTTTTTAGCGATTTATTGTTTGACGCGCCAACGTAGGGAGATGTTCGTATTGCATTTTGAATAGGATTAGCCGCCGTAAATAAATTAGGTAGGTTTGAATTTGATTTTATTTTCGCTCTCATAAATTTACCGCAGGAATTATGCTGCGGAATCTACGTTGCCCGCCGCCAGTCAAATCGTTTAAAATTTCTTGCCATTCTTTTCGCCCTTCGCGTATTTGCTGCAAATTCGCTCGCGTAAGTTGTTGCCCTCCAATTTGGTAAGATTGGCTCGTTAAAACAGCTTTCTCTGCCTTTATATATTCTAAAACCATATCTCTAGCAAGGTTAGCGTCAATGCAATTAAGTGCGTTATTTTTCCGCAGTTCTTCCGCTCGTTCTTGTTCTTCTATGGTTGCCATATATGTATAATTATTTTCTAGTTTTTTACTAGAAAATTTATTACCCTCTGTTTCAAACTCCAAACATAAATATAAAATACTAAACCGCTAGATTAATTCCAGAATGTTTTTGCGGGTATTTTGCATTTACCTTTTCGTTTTGCTGCACAGGTTTAGGCTCTGATTTTTCCACATTGATTTTTTCCGAATTAGGTTTTTCTGCATTGGCGACTTTTTCCATTGCCTCGGCTCGTGCCGTTAAACGAATTAAATCCTTTTCTAAAAACCGAATCGCAACCAAATTATACACATCTAAATCTAGGGGTTCGTTTCTTGCGTTATTATCCTTATGCCATTCAAGCCGTTTAAATCCACGTTTATAGACTATGACTTTTTTCTCGGCAATTAACCCCGCAAAAAACGCAGCATTGAATCCTGTTTTTTCGTCCATTGGAAAATGATAATATCCCGGGCCAGCGGTTTCAATTTTTAAGCGGGAATATATAAGCTCTTTTGCTTGGTTTGTTCCGCAGTAAAATATCGCTGCTTTATTTATTGTATTTCGCGAGGGTTTATTCATTAGGGGTTTGGTTGGTACTGAACTTCCACGCACCGCGAAAACTCGCATGCGCTCGCGGGGTTTGGTATAACGATAAACGGTATCTGAATTATAGCCGCAGTCAATCATTATGCAAACTACTCTTATTTCCGTTCCATCAATTTTCTTATAGCCTTTGGTTCTTAAAATATCCAACTGCTGCCAAGGGGTGGGAAAATCTCTGTCCGGTGAAGTTAGTTCCGATGTGTCGCCATAAAGATAACCATATTCTATCCCCCAGCTTTCTTCATATTTGCCCCAGCCTTTTACCAAATATTCCAAGCGGTATTTTTGCACATCAACCGCCATTGTCAATAAAAGAACTTCTGGAGGAACTTCGCAAATATATTGCTCACGCCTGCGCTCCAAATATTCATTAGCGATGCTTTCCCCCGAATCTTCCCAAGGCAGTCCAAGAATCGTATTGTAAAATGTTTTTCGTTTTTCAATGTCGCTGCGAGCCGCTTCAAATTTGCGCACCACTTGAACCCAAGAAAACCAGCCAATAGGGGAATATAGGCTGCTTAAATGAAATCCAACGCGGTGATGCCCGGGATTTTCTGCAACCCATTTTCCTTTTTTGAGCATTTCGGTTTTTTGGTATTCTTCAATTTCGCCTCCGCAATGCGGGCAATAACATTTAACAGTTTCGGGCTTGCCTTTTTCCCAATGCAAATGCTCAAACTTTAAAACGAAATAGCCGCTATTCGGTTGGGATTTATCGCCCCCGCAATGCGGGCAGGGCAAATAAAAATATCTTTGGTCGGAGTTTAAAAATAAATTCCACGAGGGCGATGTTTGTATTTGCGTTGGAGTGCTTAAATAAAAAGTTTTTGCGCGTGGATATGTCGCTATTCTTGCTCCCACTAAATCCAATGGGTCTCCTTCCTTGCCTGCCGAAATTGGGTATCTATCTATTTCATCGCAAATAATATTTCCCATTGGCATAGATGCCAAGGAAGCTGGGGAATTTGCGCCACTGATTCTAACGTAGCCTCCGGGATATATTTTTTCTTGCAAGCTGCTACCTGCCTTTTTTCCTTCGCCCACCTTATCCCTAATTTCCTTGCATAATTGAATTGAGGGCGTTAATCTTTGCTTTGAAAAACTCGTTGCCATTGTGTCGGTCGGTTGCAAAATCAAAAATGGCCCGGGCTGCAAATCTATACTATACATTAGCCAATTTATTGCGCTCTCGGTTGCCCCGATTTGCGAACCCTTGCAAAAAATAATTTCTTTGGTTCGGCTTTGAGGGCTTAATTCTTTCATAATATCTACCAAATAGGGCGTACGTTCGTTGCGCCATAGTCCGGGTGTGCTAGAACTGCTTTGGGGCAATACCCGCCGCTGTGCCGCCCATTCTGCTACGTTTAATTCGGGTGTCGCTCTGAAAACGCTGAAAAATCCCTTCCAAAACGGCTTATCGTTAAAATCTTCCATTTCAATTACATAATTTAGTTTTTATTTCGTTTCAATGGAACATTTTTTAATTATTTCCTCTTTTAAAATATTCACTTCCCTAGTTAATTTTAAATGAAAATCGTGCTCATCGGATTTTTTCATACTGGATAGTTCGGGGGCTAAACGCGCAGCCCAAGAATCCAAAGCTCCCATTAAAACTATGCCTAATTCCGCGCCCTGTTTTTCGGCTAAATCTTTATCTATCAATTTACCTACTAATGCCTCATATTTTACCTGCTGAGTTTTTGCTTTAACCGTCTCGCTAACTACTTTCGCTTTCAAAAAATGTTTTGAATTTTCGCTAGGCTCCCCGCCGCTTCCTTTTGGCCTACCGCCTTTTAATTCGTTTGGCAATAATGCCGCGCCGTCCTGTGTGGCTTCCACGTGTTCCGTTTGCTCGTATTCCTTCAATATTTTATTTAAATCATAAACAGGGATTCCATTGGCATTTTTCCCCGATGCTGTGAATCGCCCTTGGCGTACGCCCTTTGCAAATGCCGAGGGCTTCATACCGAGCGACCGCGCAGCCTCATTGTTCGTTACATATTTTTTTGGCATCGGTTGTAATTTACAAATATCAAGCGTCACGCAATTCTTGATATTTCTCCAATGCGCATAATTCTATATGGTCTCGCAATTCTTTGGATAGCGGGTAAAATATCCAAGGATATACAATGTCGTCTTTTTGGGAATGCTGCGGATATGCCACGTAAAAACCGTGCTCTCCGTCCTCAATTCTAAGCCCTGTAAGCTGTAGTTGCTCATTTAGCACTACTTTTACATCGGCTAGGGTTTTTTGCTTCCTGCTAACTTTGAGGATAGCAACCTCTACTTTTGTGCATTTAAGCGTTTCCATTTTGAACCTCCTGTTGTATGG